AGCGCGTCGGGGAGCTTGCCGAGAATACCGAGCGCCTTCGAGACGCCGTCGGTGAGCGTCGCCACCATCTCGATCCAGATGGCACGCATCTCGGAGATCGCGATGATGAGGTCGCCGCCGATGAACTCGGTCAGCGACTCGACCCACCCGATCAGCGTCGGGAAGACATCCTCGCCGGCGCCGAGAGATCCGAAGAGCTTGCCGACCGCTTCCATCGTATCGCCGAACGCGTTCCCGAGCTGAGTCATCCGGCCCGAGAAAGTCTGGACGCCCATCTGCGCCTGGCCTCCGAACTTCAGGTTTACCTGCGCGAGAGCGGCGCCGAACTTCTCGCTCTTCGGAATGTTCTTGTCGAGGATGATCCCGTACCGGGAGAGCATCGAGGTCTCTCCGACGAACGCCTTGCCCATGAGTTCGGCGGCCGCGGTCGCGTCGATACCCTTCGCCTCTGCCATGTCCAGGGTCGCGATCGTCGTCTTCTTGATCTGCTCCTCGTTCATACCGAACCCGGCGAGCGTCGACTGCAGCATGAGGATCTGCTCGTCGCCGAACTTCGTCGTCTTCTGGAGTTCGGACGCGTACGCCTGGAGCGACTCGCTCGTTCCCTCGAGGAGATTCCCCTGGTTCGCGAGCGCGACGTTCATCTTGTTGATCGCGTCGATCTGTGTCGACTGCGCGTCGAGCGCGGCCGTGATGAACTTCACCGCGGCGCCGACGGCGACAGCGGCGCCCGCGAACTTCGCGAACGTCCCCATCATTCCCTTCAGCCCGCCCTGTGCCTTCTTGATCCCGGGCGTCATCTTATCCTTGACGCTCAGGACGGCTTCGAGTTCACCTACGTTGACGGCCATCGCGGTACTCCTTCCGACAGAGTCGGCACCCGTCGAGATCCTTCTCGACCGCGTGCTCGCGGATATGGTGGCGACGTTCCTTGTGGATCTCGAATGTGTTCTTTCGGATCGACGAGAGAACGTCGTCGCTGTAGTTCTTCAGTTTCGCGTCGTCGCCCTTCGCGGCGTCGTACGCGTTCTTCGTCTGACCGTAGCCGAGCATCGTCGCGCAGACCAGGTCGAGCCGTTCCGGATCCTCGTCGAGCGCCTTCGCGACGACGGAGGGGAGTTGGGAGAACGTCTGGCCGATCTTCGCGAGCAGCCAGAGTCTCCCGACGTCCCGATCCTCCGGCACTTCACCGTCGAGGAGCTGGTGAAGTGCTAGATACCTTTTTCCTCGACGAGCTCAAGCTGAGCCTGCGAGGGAAGGGTGAGGTCGATGATCGCCTCGAAGGTCTCCTGCGCGGTCTCGTCGTCGAGGTCGCGGATGAGATCGTCGGAGACGTCGGAGCCCGCGGACCAGTTGACGATGCCCTGCTTCAGGGTCGTCATCCGATCGAACTCCTCGTACTTCGCCTTCGGGTTCGCCGCCTTCTTCTCGGCGCGCTTCTCCTTGAGGTTCGACGCGGCTTCGTTCATCTCGGTGGAGTTCATCGCGGTGATGAGCTCGCCGCCGAGACGACGGAGGTGTCCGACGTTCTTCGCCTGCGCCTCGTCGCGCGTGAGGTCGAGCTGGTAGCCGGAGAGTTTCCGGATCACGATGAAGTCGGCGTCGCCGAACTTCAGTTCCTTCTTCGTCGCGGATGCGAACATGTTCATTCTCCTTCGGGCGCCGACGGTGGCGTGAGCGGAGCGTCGACGTCGTGGGTGTCCAGCTTCCTTCGGAGTCCTACCGCGAGCCGCTGGATCGACCGAGCGGCGTCATTGCCTTCGGCCAGCTCGCGGTAGACGAAACGCTCAATGAGCCGGACGGCCCACTTCGCAGTCTCGAGCGACTTCCTACGTGCGGTAGGCGGAGACATAAGGGGTGACCGTCTGGGAAGAGCCGCCGGTGAACGTCCAGGTGATCGAGAGGTATCGCTCGATGTGACCGGCGACGGTGATACGCTCCGACGTTCCGGCCGCCTCCGACGTCGCTGCGGCGAACGTCGCGATGGTGGACCACGCGGCGTCGTCGGCCGAGTCCTTGACCAGGACGACGACGTTCGTTCCGCCGCCGAGATCGAGCGCGGGGATGTGGAGGTCGACGATGACGCCGGTGCTCGAGGTCTTCTTGATGGTCCCGGCCGCGGTCCCGCCGACCGTGATGTCGATCCCGTCGACGGAGAAGTTGTCGACGTCGACGACCGTGATCGTCTGGTCGCCGTCGATACTCGGCGTCGAGTCGTGGCCGGCGATGAGGACGGTGTCGCCTGTGATGAGCCCGTGCGCGACGACCTGGACGGAGTCGTCCGCGTTCGAGTCTACGATCGACTGCACAGGAGCGTGGTCAGCCTGGTCCAGGCTCGCGCTCTCCGTGTCGCCGTCTCCGCTCCGCGAGGTCTTGATCCCGAGGATCCGAGCGCCTCCCGTTGCATCCTGAGCTCCGGGACCGTAGTGCTGGCCGGAGATCACGAACGACGCGCCGGCGAGCGTCAGGCCTTCCTTCTTCGCCATGCGCTTCCAGATCCCGGCGAAGGCGCCGTCGATCATCGTGACGGGAGCGCCGAGCGCGCCGCCTTCGAGACCGTAGCCGACGAGCTTGCGGGTCGACTGGTTCTGCTCGTACGCGGCGAGCTGCTTGAAGACCGCGTCGGTGTAGAGACCGGGCGCGGCCTCGAGCGTCACGCGCGCGACGCCGGCCGCCTTCCAGTCTTCGGAAGAGGCGCCGAGTCCGCGAGTCTCCTCGACGATCTGCTCGACGTTCTCGTCGAGTCCGTACGATTCTGTGCTGAGGTCGTTCCCGCCGACGAGCAGGAACGCCGATGCCGGTCCGTAGTTGGCCATCAGTATTCTCCTTCACGCGGCGGGTCGCCGCGTCCGCTGAGGATCGTTTCCCCGCAGCGGCAGTTTACGCGCCAGTGACCGCCGAACGCCTTGGTGAGCGAACGGTCGGTGATTTCCCTGCACCGCGAACACGCCTCTCGAGGCGCGCCGAGCGCGGACGGTTCTACTTCGTTTCCGTGAGCGTCGAGTATCATGCTGATGGCTTCTTCGTCACGTCGGCGGTGAACCCGACGACCGGGCGCCGCTTCTCGTCGACGTACATCAGGAACGGCGTCTGCCTCGGGACGATGAGGTGGTACTCCGTCCCGGTGAGCGAATCCGCCTGGACCTTCGGGAGCGCCTGGAACGCGAGCTCAACCTGAGCTCGAGGAGCGGCGTAGTCATCCGGGTTCCCTCGCGCGGCCACCTGGAGGAGCGGGTGCTCGAGATAGATCCCGTCGACGCCGAAGCCCAGCTCGACGCCGGTCCCGGACTGCTCGCTCAGGACCATCACCTCGGCGACGTCGTTCGGCATGAATCCCTTCCGGATCGGATAGGAGATCGTCCCGAGCGCCTCGAGGTACGTCTCGACTTCGTCTAGCATCGCCATCAGACACTCCCCTTGTTCTTCATCTTCGCGTGGATCTTTCGCTTCGCGATCTTCGCGATGTCCTTCGCCATCGTGTTCTTCGCCTCGTTCAGAGACTTCTCGAGGAAACGATCCTCGCCGACGGTATGCTTGGCGGGACGGTAGTGAACGTGAACCGCGTACGGCGCCGCCGGACCGCCGACCTTGACCCGGGTCTTGATCCCGTCCGAGGTGATCTTCGGCTTCTCCGTTTCGTGACTCGAGCGGAGCGAGTTGAACTGAACCGGCGTCCGCTCCATCGACTTCTTCTGTACCTTCACCGCGACCTGATAGAGCGCGGCCGCGACGATCTTCGGCGACTCCTTGACGAGCCGGCGGAGGTTCTCCATCAGCCGCTTGTCGCCGACGATCTTAGCCAAGAAAGACCTCCGTCGCGTAGACTTCCTGGTCGGCGGGATTCAGTACGCCGCTGATGTTCAGGATCGGTCCGGTGACGTCGCCAGGGAGAACGAACTTATCGCGCGCGTCGACGGGGACCGGGCGCGGGAAGACGATCGACCACTGCGCCTGGACGAGCTCACCTGCGTCGATCGTCGACGTACGCCGAACGAGCTTGTCGGTCCGCGAGACGATCCCCATCCGAGCGATCGGCGCGCCGGGCGTCGGCTTGTTGTAGTCGTCGATCGTCCGGTCGGCGTAGCGGTAGTGCGCGACCTCGACCTGGAGCGAGGACGTCAGCGGGTCCGCTACGTTCTTGAGGAGACCGGTGATGAGTGTGTTGAATCCTCCCATCGGTCTACGCTCGAACCAGCGGCCGCGCGAACCCGGCGCCCATCAGTCGGCCCCACCAGGAAGGGATCAGCGACGCGACGGAGTCGGGGATCGGCTTCGAGTCGGCCATCGCCGCCTTGAACTTGAGGTCGACGGATCCGACCTTCAGGCCCGTGAGACCGGCGACGCTCTGCGCGAGGTCAGCGGTCGTGTCTCCGCCGAGGAGAAGGCGCGCCTGTTCGGAGGTCGCGTGCTTCAGCTGGAGCGGATAGGTGTCGGCGTCGAGAGTGTTGATCTCGATGTAGTCGAGGAGCCCTGTCCGCGGCCACTGGAGGATCTGATCCTCGTCGGTCGCGTAGCCGGCCCAACGATACTTCGCGTCGAGAAGGCGCGTCGCCATCGCGATCGCGATGTTCTTTTCCGGGTCAGTCGCGCCGGCCCACGTTCCGCTTGCGTCCACGTGACTTTCGTGGTACGTTTCGGCTTCCGCGAGAGTCGCGTACGCGTTCGCCGTCGCGCTCTTCGGAACCGCGTCGAGTGTGATTGCCATCGTTCGGATCCTCCAAGAGATCGTGAGTGAGTGGGTCGTAGTCCGTCGCCGGAATCCATGCGGTCAATCCGCCGGATAGGGAGACGCGTACGCGAGCGACCATTGTGTCCTCCTATTCGCGCGAGGCTGAGAGCGAGGCGCGCGAAGGATGTGGGAGGCGAGGTATATATACCTCGCCTCCCGAGATGTGTTACGCCTACGCCTCGGTCACGGCGCCGGTGGGCTGGAGCCGGGCGAGCCACCGCGTCAGACCGTTCTTGTCGGCGGTCCGGCGGTACGTGAGAAGGATGGTCTCGACGCCAGTCGTCTTCGTCGAGCCCCATGTCACGGTGAGTGTCCGAGCGGCCGTCGCCGGCCCTTCGGGAACTCGACCGGCGAAGAGAGCGTCGGGTCCGGTCGAAGCGGTGTCGTCGTAGACTCCGCCGATCTCGATGACGGGCATGCGGCCCACACCGATCGCCTTGTGGGTATCCCACGAGGCGCCGAACGGACGAACCTCTTCCGTGATGTTCTCCACGTCGACGTCGTTGATCTGGAGAACGTGAGCCGAGATATCGACGGGAGTTCCGCCGACGTTGTCGTACTCGACGGTGATGTCTGCGGGACCGTAGTTGGCCATATCAGTCTACCCCCTACGCCGATTCGAGGACGTACGAAATCTCGATGTCGATCGAGGTCGCAGTCGTGAGATCGGAGCCAGTCACCGAAGCGGTGATGGCGGTGTTGGCGTCGTTCGCGGCGTACGAGGCGCCGGCCGCGAGGACGGCTCCACCGGTCTCCCCGTCCTTGATGACGGAGTTCTCGGTCAGCGACGCCTGCGCGCCCGCCATGAGCTTGACGCTCGAAGCGGACTGGACGGCGTCGATGTCGGCCGTGGTGAGAGCGCCGGCTGCGCCGCCGACGGCGATCATCTTGGCGGAGATCATGCGATACGCGAGACCCGCGCCGGGAGCCGCGAGGATCGTCACGCCGGCGTTCCACTGTGCGAGTGTGATCACCTGGCGCTTCGTCTTCACGACGTTGAGCGAGACGTTCCCGAACGAAATCTTGCCCGAGAGGAAGGTCAGGACGCCGGCGACGTACTTCGACTTCACCGTTCCGGTTCCCTGGGGATACATGCGAGAGTCCATTTGAAACTCCTTGTCGGGGATTTCCCGACCGATGTGCCGAGCGCGGTGGACGCCGCGTCGGCGGAGGAACTCCCACGGCCACGAGAACTACCGTGGCCGTGGGAAAGAAAGACTAGCCCTAGAGGACGTTGCCGAACTCTCCGCGGACCAGGTTGGAACCGTACAGCACGTCGAACGAGTACATGATCTGCTTGTACCCGCGGACGATCTCGAGCCGGAGCGCGAGACCGCTCACCGGATCGACGGTGCCCATGGCGCGGCCGCCGTCGCTCACGTCGTTGGACGAGAGCAGAGGACGGTTCACGAACGCGATCGCGTCGCGGTGAGCCATGATGTTGGCGCGGTAGTCGCCGACGAAGTCGACGGCCGAGCTGTCGTCGCCGGAGGCGAGCGCCACCTTGAGACCGGGCTCGAAGGTCACGTCGGAGTCCGTCCCGGCGAGAGTCGTCGAGCTCACGACGGTGTAGCTCTGGACGTCCGTCGAAGCGGCCTGGTTCAGCGTGAACCGATCGCCCTTGCTGGGCTTCGTGGTGAACCCGTCCATGTGGACGGTCTTGATCCCGACGGCGTAGCCGGTCCCGTCGTCGACGAGCGCGGTGCCCGCCTGACCTTCCGTGTGGAAGGGGATGTTCTGGTCGACGGCCCAGTCGGAGCCGAGCTTGAACCCGATGTTCCCGTTGAGGATACCGTCACGGTCGCCGCGGAACGAGGCGTCCTGGAAGGCGCGCAGACCGAGAGCGTTCGCCTCGGCGTCGGCGTCGATCAGCGCGAAGCGCGGGCTGACGTCCGACAGCTGGTTGGTGAGGTTCTT